GCCTCACCTACCTCACTCGGATCCTCGCCCAATCCAGCGTAGTGGGTGTGGAAATCATGCTCCAACAGACGGTGGATCGATCGGTAGGGGTACCTCGTGCCAATTAGAGCAAAGCACATGTCTGTTTCCTCTCCATTGTACGTGATGCGATGGATCTTATTAATCACGGTAAGGGATTTGCCGATGTCGAAGATCAGCGCGTATGTGGAATTCTCCCTCACCTCGTCCTTGTGGATGGGTAGCAACAACACGTTCGAGGTCATGAAAATTGCCCTGACGCGCCCGCTCGCTGTCTTAGTAACGGAATCCCAATTGCTCAAAGTCACCGTGTTCTGGGCAATGCAAGAGGAGATCTGCTCTGAGGTCATGGTCCGTATCGCATGGGGAACTCTCAGGTTCATGTCAATGGCTTTTCTCGGAAGCCAGATGTCGGGACCCTTTGCCTTGCGAACGAGGCTCTCAGCAGATTTCGGCTCAAAACCTTGATCATCAACGTGGGGGGTTGACATGTCGCTAAGTGAATCATCAGCATCCAAATACACAATCGGCTCCTGGCGCTTTCGGACGGGGATCTCAGACGTCACATCCGCGGGAGGAGGGTTCCTAGATCGACGGGTGTAGATGCATGCCGAAACAGCACCCATGACACCGATAAACACGGCTAGATCCGCATAGGACGTGTCCCAGTATCGGGCAGCTGGTGCGGCCTTCGCGTCTGGGAACAGTCGACGCGCAACCCGGTTCGAAATCCCCTCGACCGAGAAGGTCATGGTGAGCATGAAGGAGGTTAGAATAAAGCAGGGAATGGCTCCTGCCCAAATAGAGGCCGCACCGACGCAAAAGGTCGTATAGAGATTAAACGGGTAAGTCATCATACTTCCCATCCCCTTGCTTGCTACACGTCGTGCTATCACAGTCGCTGAGCACGGGATTCGAGTTTCACCTTCCGGTGGGGTTCCATCGGGCCAGAGAGCAGCCTTGAGAAGTTGGCTCCTCGCACTCCGCGGTGGATCATTTTCATTCAGAATGGGCGGGACAACGTCGACTGGTAACTCTTCCAGCTCAGGCAGGCACGATTCACAGATGTCACTTGGTGCCTCATGGACAATTTCGCTGCGTCGTGTAACCAGATCGTCTTCGGCGGGACGGGGAAGTGTGAGTCTGGCTATGCCGTGGGCAATTTCATTGAAAGCCTTCCCCCACCACAGACCAGTTGGACGCGGAGGATCTTCGACGGTGGCTGGGCAAAACGCGGCCCCTCTCATTCGACACATGCAGGATTGCCAAGGATTAGCACAGCGTAAGCAGAGGGTCTGGGAACGGGTATCACTCAGCCCAGAATTGAATTTTCGGGATGCTGCCAGTCTCTTCCGGGCCCGATCATACATCCACTTGCGCCACTGAGCCATAGTGAGAGGTTTCTCCGTCAAGTACCGGGTCATAAACTTGCGTCCGGCCCCGCTGTCATCGCCTTGTTTATCCATGGTGACGATTGTATACGGGGCAATCAGATAAGTGTCCTCGTCTGGGACCCATTTCCTATCGAACTCGTTCCACACGGTTCCACACTTATTGGGGTCGGGAACAAAGTGATCGCCATGTTCCGACTTCATCCCACATTCTGGCTTCACGGAAACTTCGAAGAAATCG